ACGCCGGCGCGCTCGGCGCCGAGTTCACGATCGGACTCCTCGACAAGTTCACGCTGTAACGATGGCGATCGAAACTCTCCTCTCCGACCTGATGGTCGAGTCGATCACGATCGCCAACGTCTCGACCATCGACTCGTATGCGAAACACTCCTACGCATCTCCGACGACTGTCACGAAGTGTCGAGTTCAGACCGGGGCGCACAAGGTCACCGATCAGAACGGACAGGAAATCGTCGCCACCGGGAAGGTCTACATCGCGTCGAGTCCGACCGTGACACCCGCCTCGAAGATCACACTCCCGGACGGATCGGTTCCTCGTGTGCTCACTGTCGACCGTTTCACCGACGAGCGCGGATCTCATCATACCTGTATCCATTACGGGGCCTGACGATGGCGACGAACTTTTCAGTTTTCGGAACGGAGGTCATGCTCGCCCGTCTGAAAAAGATGCGAACAGACGTCCCGAAAGAACTGAACAAGGCTCTGTATCGGGAGGCTCAGGCGATCTTCCGGAAATCGCAACGTCTCGTTCCCGTCGATAAGGGATTCTTGAAAGGCTCCGGAGTCGTCGAGGGACCAACGAACAACGAAGTCCTGATCGGTTACGGCGGACCGGCCGCCCCGTACGCTCTCTATGTCCACGAGGACCCGGACGCGCAGCACGCTAAAGGAAAGACCTACAAGTTCCTTGAAATCCCGCTGATGGAGGCGCGTCCCGGCATGGAGAAACGACTCGCCGACGCCCTCGATCGCGCCGCCGAAGGGAAAGACTCCGGAGATGCGGCCGCCGCCGAGGGTCAGTCCGCCGACGAAAACACTGAGGTTCCGAAATGAGCGAAGTTCTCGACGTGATCGGATCGGCGTTACAGAGCGCCGGCATCGGGACGCTCGGATCGACGATCTTCCTCTCGCGATCTCCGGCGTCTCCGGATGCTGTCGTCACGATCTACGAGACTGGCGCCGGCTATCCGCTCTACACTCAGGGCAGCACGTCCGGCGCCGCTCTGATCGTGGCGAACGTTCAGGTCGTCGCTCGTGCCGCACGAGAGGATTACCAAGCGGCCCGAACCAAGATCGCCAACGTGACCGCCGCTCTCGAAGCACTGTCGAACTCGACGATCTCGGGGATCCTGATCCTACGCGTCGAGCAGGTCGGCACCCCGTCGCCTCTCGGACTCGACGACAACGATCGACCACGCGTCGCGATGACCTACACGGTGACGTATGACGACTGACCCGGACCTCCTCCGAGCGGTCGCGCTGTCGTTCGATGCGGCGACGCGCGCGCTCGACTCGTGTCGGATCTTGCTCGGTCGACTGATCGACGCCGGCGCTCCGATGACCGACGACGAACTCGACGAGGACGAGAGTCCTCGACCGTGCTCTCACTCTGACGCCGTCGAGGTCTCGACTCTCGGCGATCAAGGTCCCGTATTTCTCTGCCCCGATTGCGGCGAACAGTTCTCATGATCGAGGACACTCCTCGCGACCCGTACGGTCGAGGCGCCGAGATCGACGAGGGTGTTCGGTGCTGGCGATGTGGTCGACTCCTCGCCGAGACGCTGTCCCGTCCGTGGCGTATAAAGTGTCCACGATGTAAGGCGCCCAACGCGGCGTAACGGTTTCGTCGGCGACGCCCCGCTTCCCCTCGGATGGCGCCCGACGATGATCCCGGCGGAGTCTCAGCCCTCCGCCGGGATCGCCCCCCGCCATAGCGGGAGCGCCGGTCGAGTGATACGGTTCGAGCGTTGTTCGTGTCCACCGTGACCCCGACCGCCGGCCTCGTGTGTCCTCGTGACCCCTAAGCGGTACGGGATCACTCGCGCCCTACGGAGGCATTCGATGGCCCGCTACCGCATCACCGGAGGCCCAACCGGCGACGCCGGACTCGATTACAAGGCGAAGCGCGCCGAGGTCGGAGACGTCGTCGAGGATCTCCCTCGTGACTCGATCAAGTGGCTACGAGAGCAGGGGTACGTCGAACTTGTCGGCAAAGACTCCGACGCCGCCGAACCGACCGAGGAGGTCGCTAACTAATGCCATTCCGCCACGGTAAGAACACCCGAGTTCTGATCGGATCGTCGGACCTGTCCGCGTATTTCCGAGAGACGTCCGTTTCGTCATCCGTCGAGACCGCCGAGACGACCACGTTCGGAGTCTCAGGAGACGCCAAGACCTATGTAACCGGCCTCAGTGACTCGACCGTTTCGATCTCCGGTCTGTTCGACGATGACACCGGCGCCGCCGACGATGTCATCTCGGCCGCTCTCGGATCCGACACCGACGTCGTGTTCACGATCGCTCAGGACGGCGGACTCGTCGTCGGTCGACGTTGTCTCCTCGGACAGTCGATCGAGACGAAGTACGACCTCTCCTCCCCGGTCGCCGATGTCGTCTCGACGTCCCTCGACCTTCAGTCCGACGGCGAGTCGGTCCACGGTTTCGTTCTCGCAGCGTCCGACGTGATCTCGTCGACGTCGACCGGGACATCCGTCGACGGGATCGCCTCATCCTCGAACGGCGGCATCGCGACGCTTCACGTCACCGCCAACACGCGTAACGGGAACATCACGGTCAAGGTTCAGCACTCGGCCGACAACACGACGTTCGCCGATCTCGCTACTTTCTCGGTCGTCTCCTCGACGACCAAGACCTCCGAGCGACTGTCCGTCGCCTCGGGAACAACGGTGAACCGATACCTTCGAGTGTCGTACACCGTCGCCGGCTCGACCGGCTCCGCAACCATCGCCGCCGCTTTCGGTCGGCGCTAATCCCGAGGAGGGAACACTATGCCATTTCGTCACGGTAAAAACGCATCATTCAAGGTCGACAACTCGGGCGGCACGCTGACCGACATTTCGACATACATCCACGAGGTCAGTCTCCCGCGCTCAATCGAGACCGCAGAAACCACGACCTTCGGTGTCACTGGTGGAGCGAAGACATACGTCGTCGGTCTGAACGACTCGACGATCACCGTCTCAGGTAAGTTCGACGCGACAGTCGACGCTCACCTCGCCGGCATCCTCGGACAAGAAGCGACCGTCTCATTCGAGTACGGCCCCGCCGGTACGACCGTCGGTTACGTCAAGTTCACCGGCGAAGCCATCATGACGAAGTACGATCTCTCGTCACCGGTCGGAGATGTCGTTTCCTTTGGATGCGACTTTCAGATCACTGGTCCCGTAACTCGCGGCACCTTCTAAAAAACCTGAAACAAGGAGTGACCTAGTGTCCATTCGTGAGCAGATCCTAAACGCCGACGACATCGAAACCGAACTTGTGGAGGTTCCCGCTTGGGGAGTCACCGTCGAGATCCGTTCGATGGATGGTCGGAGTCGAACCCGTCTCCTGAAAAGCGCCGCCGACAACGACGGCGTAATCGACATGGAACGGATGTATCCGGAGATGGTGATCCTCTGTTCGTTCGACCCGGAGTCCGGCGAACGGATCTTCACCGCCGACGACGTCGACGCTCTGCTGTCGAAGTCCGCCGGTCCTCTCGAACTCCTCGCTACGGCAGCGATGCGCGTCTCCGGCATGACTGGAAACGCTGTCGACGTCGCGGGAAAAGACTCGCCCTCGATCACGAGCGACGATTCACCTACGAACTAGCGGAGAAACTCGGACGGACCGTCTCGGAACTCCTCGATGGGTCTCCGGGACACCGTCCGATTTCATCCGCCGAACTGACCGAATGGGCCGCCCTATGGAAACTTCGGGCGGAGGAACACGAGGCCGCTCAGCGGCGCGCTAGGAGGTAGCACGGATGGCCGCATCGTTCGACATCGTCGCCAAACTACGCGCCGACACTTCACAGTTCATCGCCGGACTGAAAGGCGGAGAGGTCGCGACCACGAAGTTCGCCGGAGCGATGGGCGGGGTAACTCAGGCGGTCGCCGTCGGCACCGCCGCCGCCGTCGCCACTGCCGGCGTTCTCCTGTTCAAACTCGGAGGTTCATTTCACGACGCGTACAAGGAGATCCGAGTCTCCACGGGAGCGACCGGCGAAACACTGAAAGGACTGGAGCAGTCCTTCAAGAACGTGTTCGCCAACACTCCCGCTTCGATGAAAGACGTCGGATCGGTCATCGCCGACCTGAACGTGAAACTCGGACTCACCGGGAAACCTCTCGAAGAAGTCTCACTTCAGATTCTCAAACTGTCGCGCATGACCGGCACCGACCTGAAGGGAAATGTCGAATCGGTCACGACCGTGTTCAAGAACTTCGGTGTCGCCGCCGCCGATCAGAAAGATTCTCTCGACCTCCTGTATCGTGCCTCTCAAACCTCCGGTGTCGAGGTGTCGTCTCTCGCCGATCAGATGTCGAAAGGCGGTATTGTTCTTCGTCAGATGGGATTCGATTTCGAGTCGACGGCCGCTCTCATGGGGACACTCGCGAAGTCCGGTATCGAGGTGCGCGACATCCTTCCGGCGATGACGAAAGCACTCGCCACCGCCGGGAAGCAGGGCATCGACGCGAAGACGATGTTCCAATCGACGTTCGACGCGATCAAGAACGCTAAGGATCCGACCGAGGCGACCGGCATCGCACTCGAAGTTTTCGGTGCGAGAGGCGGTCCTCGATTAGCGGCCGCCATCATGGAAGGAAAACTTTCTTTCGAGGAGTACATGGCGACGATCGTCAACGGGACCGACACGATCTCGAAAGCATCCGGGGACGTGTCGACGTTCGGCGGGAAACTCTCGATCATGTCGCACCGGTTACAACTGGCGTTCGAGCCTCTCGCTACCGCAGTGTTTCAGGGCATGAACGACGCGCTGAAAAAGATGATGCCGGTCCTGACCGTCGCAGTCGATTTCATCGGGGACATGGTTCAGGCGTTTCTTGCTCTGCCGAAGCCGATCATGCTCGTCGTTCCGGCGATCGCCGGCCTCGTTCTAGCAGTGAAAGGTTTCATCGCTGTCAAGGCTCTCGTAATGCTGATGTCTACGTCGGTCATCGGAGCGGTCGGAGCGATGGGATCCGCAGCGGGTCTGTTCGCCGCTCAGTTCCTCGCAGCGATGGGAATGTCTCAGGCCGCAGCACTGGCCGCCGGCGTGTTCATTCAGGCGGCACTCGGTCCCGTGATGATCGCTCTCGCCGCCGCTTTCGTCGTGTTCACCATTTGGAACAAGGGACAGCAGGAGTCGAAACAACGAGCGAAAGAGTTCGCCGACTCGCTCGACGAGCAGACCGGGAAGTGGACAGACAACACGCAGAAACTCGTCGAAAACAATCTTGCGAACAAGGGTCTCCTCGACAAGATGAACGAGGCCGGGATCGGTGTCGACAAGGTTCGAGCCTTCGTCGAGGATCAGTCCGGAGCGTGGGTAACCCAAACGAAAGCGCTGACACTCGCCGAGTACGCAACCGGCAACTATCACGGCAGCGCTGAAAAAGCGGCGGCGGCGACGTCGAAACTCGCGCAGGAAATCCGGGCCGAAGGCGGTGCTCGTAACGAACTCATCGCTCAACTTTCGGACGCTGGACTTCTCACGAACGAACTGGTCGATCAACTGTACGACGAGGCCGACGCTTACGATAAGAAGCAAAAGCAACTTCAGGCGATCGGCGTCGCTCAGGGCATGGCGACGGGACTCGACAAAGACGCAGCAACGGCGGCATACCAACTATCTCAGGCGAACAAGGCCGCCGCCGACTCGATCAAGGCGAAGCACGACGCGCAGAAGGCAGCGCTCGATCCGATGTTCGCCAACTTGGACGCCCTGAAAAAGATGAAAGAAGCGCAGGTCGAGTACGACAAAGTTCAGGCGGACGGGACGAAATCGCAGGCCGAAAAAGAAGCGGCGTACTACGACCTCGTGGCCGCAACCGGAGCGTACTCGGACACTCTCAACGACCTAGAGGTCGGAATGAAAAACGGGACCGTCACACAAGAGCAGGTACGCGCTCGTCTTGAGGAACTGATTCGTCTCGGCATCGACCCGGGATCGGATGCGTTCAAACGTCTCGCCGCTCAGGTCGATTTCGCTCAGGCCGGGATGAAAGATCAACAGGGCGTTTCGCTGACAGCGATCGCAGCGTTCGAGGAAATGAAAAAGAAGGGACTCGATCCGTCGTCGGAGGCCGCCGCTCATCTTCAGCAGAAGATCAAAGAGGCCGGGTACACGGCGATGCTCGTCAACGGCACTTACGTGATGATGGAAATGTCGCTCGACGATAAACAGGTCAGATGGAAAACCGAATGGCTCATGTCTCAGCGCGACGAAAACGGTTTCATTCCTCTCGGAGCGATCTTCAATCTTCCTCAGTTCGCTAAAGGTGGGCCGGTCGGAGCGAACGCGCCGATCATCGTCGGCGAAAAAGGGCCTGAAGTCTTTATGCCGTCGAGCGCCGGGAAAATCATCCCGAACAACGCTCTCGCCGGTCTGTCCGCCGGGGGCGGTTCGATGATGTCGGGCGGCAACGTGTACGAGATCAACGTGAACGTATCGGCGACCGCCGACTCGGCGTCCGTTGGTCGAACAATCGTCGAGGCAATCTCAGCGTTCGAGAAACGCTCCGGCGCCGGGTGGCGCTCGTGACCGTCACGCTCTACAGCGGGGTTCAACTGAAGGTCGAACTCAGTTTCGCAACTTCCACCGCCGGCGTGAACACTGTCCCGTACAACGCTCTCGCCGCCGACATCGTATGGACTGATGTCACCGACAGGGTCCGAGGAGTGTCGATTCAGCGTGGACGATCGAACGAACTAGACACTTTCTCGACGGGGTCGGCGATGGTCGAACTCGATAACCGGGACAGGCGTTTCGATCCTGACTTCGGTCCCGCGGAGTTAGTGCTACCGGGCATTGCGAACAATAACGTCACGAATCTTCTAGGCCCGTCATGGTTAGATACGACCGGGGACCT